CTTATGTTAATGGTCCAAGGCAATATGTCAGCAATAACACTAATGCACTGGATGACTGCGTTTAAGACAGCGGGCATTGTGGGTTTAGTTTTAGTAGCACTTTCTTTTAGTATAAAGACTAAAGCAATTAGCGACAATAAGTATTCAATGGCAGGATTGGTTGCGGTAATAACTACGATTGTTGATTTTAATATACATCCATCACACTTCGCAGGCGATACAACTGAAGCACTTATGACGGGTATTGCGGCTGGACTGCTTTGGTTACTAGTATCGTTTACTCCACTAGGTAAAATAGGCACAAAGTAATGACTAAGAAGAAACCATTCGCTAGAGTAATTCCAACAAAATCTGTGCTATATGATACAGGATATCCTGACAGACATTTTTCAGCAGGCGCGATGCCTCAGCCAGGTTCACACCGAAGCGTCAATTACGCCAAGTAAAAAAAAGTCCCCATATAGGGGACCAAAGTGAGATAAAAGAAATTTATAATTATTGTTATTTTGACCCTTCGATCGCGAGGGCCTTCATAAAGGTTTCTAATCCACGATCAATCGACCCTTTCATGTCCTTCATCTCTTTAATAGTGTAAGCAAACTTAGTGTTGAAATCTTTGTCCGTGGGACCAATAGCAACCCATTCGTTCGTGTTGGTACTTAGTGTCATTTTTACCATAGTAACTCCTATTCAGAATTGTAAAGATAATAAACTCCGACTGCGATAGCACTTCCAATTAAAATCTCAATCATTGATGGGTCATACATAACGACTAACTCCTTTTTTATCTCTTAACTACTATTATAACACTATTTATGTATTTGTCAAGTTTTGGGAGATAGATTCGATATCTTCTCTAAAATATCATTAACAGCAGATTTAGTTAAAAAACCAAGCACATCATCTGTGATATCTGTGTCATAACATATGTAGCCATCGTGTAAAACTGCTATTTCGTATAGTCCCATTTTACCACCATATGATATTTCATTCATTATCACCGATGCGCCGTACCCATTATCGAAATCATAGGTACCAAGTAAAGTTTTAAGTTGTGGCTTCGACATCTTTAATTTCCCAGTTTTGCTCAAATCGTTCTTCAGAAGTATCCATAATGGTACGACCTTGGTCTGAGTCTACATATCTGTACGTTATACAGATTGAGTAACTGTCAGGCGGCTGATAATAATCAGTGATTTTCGCCATCTTATGACTCTTTCTGTGTTCAATTAATGTTCCAACTTTAAATTTAATCATAATCTTCGTTCTCTTCGTGCCATCGGTCAACGATAGTATTGAGACAAGAAATAGTGTATGGTTCGTGCCATTTGTCTGGTGCACACCATTTAGCCACATAGGCTTCTATCTCGTTAATCTGTTCTTCGTTGAGAACTTCTTCTACGCCCTGTTCATAACCATATTCATTCTCGGTTAGTTCGAGTTCATAGAATGATTGAATTGCCCACTGAGCGTGTTCAAATGCTTCTGACTCAAGATGGTCAGACAACTTGTGTAGTTTAAACATATCAAATGCCATTTTACTTCTCCTACTTTAAAAAATACATTAATAAAACGCCCATTACTACACCTTCAGTCCAAGCCACATAAGCACTAAAGACGGGACGATTTCGAATAAAATCTGTGTGAAACTTCCATACTTTATTAAATCCTAACATATCGCTATCTCCTTTTTAAATAGTATAACACAATAAAATGCCGATGTCAACTAATTTTCTCTGGTTTTAATACAATTTCACTATCTTCTAATGTTGTCACTAACTCGTACATTTCATCACAATTGTATATTGAAACTGATAATGCTCCTTTGATGTATCCCGGATTGATAGGTAACAACTCTGCGTTGATTTCGTGATACGAAATAATGGTGTCTCTATACTCAATACCACGTGGGGTCAATTCAGTACACTTATCTACATAATAGTCAATTCCTCCTAGGACCATTACTGCCATTGCTTTGTCTAATAATTCATCTGGTAAAGTAATTACATCGGAAATAGGTATCTCGTGTGGAGATGCTTCTACTGACTTTACAAATATAAATATAAATATCGAAGTTATAAGAACTGCGTAGATTACATTTTTTAATTCGGTGAACATAAATTAAATAACGTGACCTTTCTCTCTTAGTCTACGCTTCCAGGCTCCACCAACTTGTTGCTCTGTTAGTTGTTCCGTGAGCCAAATCAAAGTAGGGGACTTATCATCTTCTTCAATATTTGGATTGATTTTTAAAGATTGGATTAATTGATTTATTTCGCTCTCTGTTAAACTTAATAGATTCATAGTATTTCCTTATAGTTATTTTAAATATCACCAATATCTTGGGTTGACCAAGATTCTGCTCTTACAATATCTTCTTCTACGCATCGCGTTCCTGATTGAATCTCTACGATACGTAATGGCAAGGGACCATTATTACTTAACTTGTGCCACGCTGTCGTTGGAATAACTATCGATTCTCCAACATGCAGTGTATGTCTTATACCGTCTATTTCACACGTAGCAACACCCGAAGTTACCTGCCAATACTCGTGTCTATCATAATGATACTGAAGACTTAATGATTCGCCAGGTTCAACTGTTAGTTCTTTTACTTTAGTAGTGATTCCATCTTCGTGTAAGATTCGATAATATCCCCAATCACGATGTGTCTTGGGTGCTTTCCACTCGTCTAATATCCAACTGCTAGAGTTTTTCTTATTCTCTCCACCGACACCGAATACAAACTCGACATCATCGAATACCATTTCTGGTACATTCTCATTTGTTCTATCTCCGCCGTTAGCAAAGACTAATTTATCAGTAGGATAATGCGCTCTTACTTGTTTTATAAAGTTTATAGCAGTATCATCATCGTCCATGAATGTGAACACTTCATCTACCATTGATAGATTATTAACTATACAAAGTCGTTCATTCCATGACATAAACGCTTGACCCTTTTTGCGTTCTAACCATTCATCGGAGTTTAAACCGACTATGAGAATATCACCTAATTCTTTGGCTGCTTTGAAATAAGCAATATGTCCACTATGCAATGGATCAAAACCACCTGTTACCATTACGATTGTTTTCTTTATATGCATTATTTTCTCTTTACTTAAAAATTAAAAGATACTCTGCGTATCTTGATTCAGTCAGATCTACCGAGACAATGTAACAATGTTCGTCATCTATAGGCCTGTATTGCTTCTGGATAGATAAGTCTCTAGCGTATCGATCTATCCATTCTCTATGACCTTCTGTTTCGTTTAACCAACTGACTAAGTTATTTTCTGCGTAATCCTCTGTATAATCTTTAGTGTATGTTTGGTCAGTACCATCAAATTCATGTAATACAAATTTTCTAATACAATGTACTTCGCCGTCTTCTATAATATAACGCATTATTCAGTATACAATTCTACTAATGGATAATCATCTACAAATGTCATTACTGTCCTATATTTTTCACATGTGCCATTTTTTACATTAGCATTGCCAATATCCATCATAATCTTTTGTAATTTTAAGATATTCTTTTGGTCAACAGTTCTAGGAACCAAACAAAAATTAGCATCATTATGAGGAACCAATGCCACGAAATCTTTCACTTCATACTCTATTGTACCAATTTTATCTAATTGCATCATAATGTCATTCCGCCAAAACTTGAGGTTGATACATCTTGTTTTACACCACCGGTGATATAAGATGTTATTTCTGTTTCTTGTGGTGCTACTTGAACATCTCCACCAGCAATCCACTTTTGTGTCCATGGCAATGGATTTGATTGTGGGACCGCAAATGGACATTTTAGATTGATGGCAAGCATACGCTTACAACATATCCATTCAATATATTGATGTAATAATTCTGCGTTAAGACCAATCATAGAGCCGTCTTTGAACAAATAACTTGCCCATTCTTTCTCTTGCTTAACTGCATCAACAAACATTTGAATACATTCTTCTTCTGTTTCTTTCGCAATTGAAATATAATCTGGGTCATCTTTTGGTAAAATCTTCAACAAAGACTGAGTGAATGCTAGGTGTAAATTTTCATCTCGTGCGATTAATTTTATAATCTTAGCATTGCCTTCCATCTTTTTAAGTTCAGCAAATGCCCATGAACATGCAAATGATACGTAGAATCTTACGCCTTCTAGGATGTTTACACTCATAAGAGTCTTGTATAATAACTTTTTAAGTTCATACAAATCAACTTCTACTCTCTTACGATTAACAGTATGAGTACCTTCTCCTAACAATTGATAATATAAAGAAGCCTTATGTAACTCTTCGTAGCACTCTGTGATATCTGAAGCACAATCAATAATCTCTTTAACTTCGAGCATTTCGTCAAATATAACACTTGGATTAGCATACACATTACGAATAATATGTGTATATGAACGCGAGTGAATTGTTTCACTGAAAGTCCATGCTGTCGTCCATGCTTCTAATTCTGGAATAGAAATCAAAGGGCCGAATGCTTCTGCTGGCGCCCTACCTTGTACTGAATCTAATAAGATTTGTCGTTTTAGATTTGATGTAAAGATATGCTGTTCGTGTACAGTTAAGTTCTTGAAATCATTGGAATCTTTCGAAACATCAATTTCTTCAGGACGCCAAAAGAAGCCCAATTGCTTATCAGTCAACTTATCAAACTGTTTATACTTCAATACATCGTATCGCTGTAATGCTGCCCTACCGTTCTTGTCTAAGAACGCTTGGGCGTGTGTATGGTCAGTTTTATTCTCTATATTAAAAATAGCCATTTATTTTGTTTTCCTTGTTAGATAGTACAACTATCACAATCTTCATCATCTAATAAACCCGGTGCTAATTCTACACCATTTAATTTGTCTACATCAATTTCACCTTGGCCATCGAATGTGTTAAAGTAGTATAACTGCTTTCCGCCATACTTATAAAACATAATAAGATGTTGCAACATAACACTCATTGGTATCTTTTCATCTTCAAAGAACACAGGATTATAACTTGTGTTCACTGAGATACCTTGGTCAATATATTTCTGTAATACTGATACAATCTTTAAGTATCCTTCTGGAGATTCTTGATCCCAAAGAAGTTCATACTTGTTTTTCAATCTATGGATGCCGGGAATAACTTGCTTCAATACACCATGTTTCGATTGTTTGATCGAAATGAAACTTCTTGGTGGCTCAATGCCGTTCGTACTATTACTTATCTGTGCTGATGTTTCAGCAGGCATAAGAGCCATTAGAGTAGAGTTACGAACTCCGTATTCTTTAAGGTCCGCTCGTAATGATGTCCAATCCATTCTCTCAACATGAGGAACAAGTTCGTCAATCTCTTTCTTACGAGTATCAATCGGTACAATACCATGTCCATACTTTGTTTCATCTGACTTCGGACATGCGCCCTTTTCTTTGGCTAATGTGTTTGATGCCTTAATGAGATAGTATGACCATGCTTCTGCCCATTCATCAACTAATTCTAAGTCGGTATTAGTGTAATTAGTGTCGTTCTTTGCTAACCAATATGCGAAGTTAATAATACCAACTCCAAGTGGTCTACGATTATTCGTTGCTAATTCAGCCGCTAGAATTGGATATCGTTGATAATCTAATAACGCATCTAATCCCCTTACTGCTAATTCACATGGCTTCTTAAAGTCTGCTGGTGATTTAATGTTACCCCAATTGATTGCGCTCAAGGTACACAACGCAATTTCTGCCTCTTCATCAAAGATATGCTTCAATGGCTTAGTAGGCAAGTTAATCTCACAACATAAATTAGATTGCTTGATTGGTGCTTTTTCTGTTATAAACGAACTATGATCATTTGCATGGTCAACGTTCATTAGATAGATTCTGCCAGTGTTCTTGCGTTCGTTCATAAAAGAACTGAACAATTCAATTGCGGGAACACTTCTCTTTCTGATACTAGCAGTCTTTTCTGCTTTCTCGTATAATTTTTTAAACTTGTCTTGGTCAGCAAAAAACGAATCATACAAACCAGGAACATCTGCTGGTGAGAACAATGTAATATCGCCACCAGTCATTAGACGTTCGTACATTAGTTTATTGAACTGTACACCATAATCCATGTGACGAACACGATTGTCTTCAGTTCCTTTGTTATTCTTTAGAACCAACAAATCTTCTACTTCATAATGCCAGATAGGGTAGTATAAGGTTGCGGCACCACCGCGTACACCACCCTGTGAGCAAGACTTCACTGCTGTTTGGAATAACCTGTAAAATGGTATCACTCCAGTATGACTTGCATCGCCGTTTCTAATAGGGGAGTTAATAGCACGTATACTACCCGCTCCAATGCCGATACCTGCTTTCTGAGACACGTATTTCACAATTGCACTAGTTGTCGCATTAATAGAGTCTAATGAATCATCTGTTTCAATTAATACACAACTACTGAACTGACGTTGTGGAGTACGTACTCCTGCCATAACTGGCGTAGGCAAAGAGATATCAAAAGTACTGATAGCATCGTAATAATCTTTAACCCATTTTAATCTTTCTTCTTTTGCGTACTGACTAAACAACGTAGCCGCAATCAATACATATGCCATTTGTGGCGTTTCGTAAAGGCGCTTTTCAACTCTGTTCTGTACTAAATATTTTCCACGAAATTGTTCCATTCCAACATAAGTAATATCGAAATCTCTATCGTGCCTAATGAATCCGTTAATCTTGTCCCATTCTTCTGCGGTGTAATCTGTTAATAATGATTCGTCATAGAATCCAGATGCAACGTTCTGACTGACTAACTCAGATACATGCCATGGGGTAAATGTGCCATATACTTCTTTTCTAATATGATAATTAATCAAGTTTCCAGCAACCCATTGATAGTTCGGAGTATGCTCGTTAATTAGTTCTGATGCTGCCTTGATTAATGTTTCTTGAATTTCTGTACTCGTAATACCATCGTAGAATTGAATATGTGACTTTAGTTCAAGTTCGCTAACTGAAACGCCATTTATGTCGTGACATGCCGCAAAGACTACTTTGTGCATTTTCTCTAAATCAAGATTCTCTTTTTCTCCGTCTCTTTTAACTACTTGTATGTCTGTCATATTCATTTCCTAATATGTGTTAATTTCTGAATCTTCCATGCCTGCTACTCTTAACTTAATAATGTTTGACAGTTGGAAATGTTTTATTTCAAAACCCTTTGTTATTCCTAGGTATTGATTTCTCACAAGTGCTACTTCATTTATTAGTTCGCCAACTCCAACAATTTCATCTTCACCGTCTGCGTATTTTTCCGCATCTCGGCTACTTAACACTTTGTTGTAATTCTCTAGATACTTTCGTAAATACTCACTTCGCTTTTTGCGTAACTGAATATTCAAGTGTTCTAAAATTGCTTCTATTTCTTGTAATTGTCCGAAGCGCAATTCAACATATGCAGGTAGATATGTGGCGTTCTTTTCAATGTTTCCTTTGATGTGTACTTCTTTTCTAGCATCCAATAATTCGCTTTCAAAGAATTGAATACAGTTTGGGATTTCACTCCAGTCTTTAGTAACTTTGCTATACCAATTCATTATTCCCAGTCTTCTTCATCATCGTTAGTGTCGTCTTCTTCATCAAAGTACATGTCTAATGCCGCCTGTAATGTGTTGTCGCCTTGAATCAATATTTCAATATCATCGGGACTCATTCCAGAATCATCTAGCATCTTAATGAATACTTCCCCTGCCTCTAAACGGTCTTTCGCGGGTACATAAGATATTAGATTTTCCCATAGTTCATAAAGTTGTTCTGATTCCATTCCACACCCTCTCTCGTATGTTTGTATTAAAAGTTATACTCTCGCCGCCTGACAAGAGTATTGTATTTATATATTCCGAACTAAATTTCTTCGGATAATTCATCAGATTGTTGAACTAATTCATGCTTTTCAGCATCGATACTTTCATCGTTCCATTCACTCATAACAACGTCAAGTTTTTCATCTGACCAATTCTTACGGAATTCAATCATTTCTTCACCCTTCTTTGTTACATACTTCAACCTGTTACCTTGCTTGACTAGTAATCCTTTTGCTTCAAAGAATTCAACTAATCCAGAGTATGGTGACATTCCAGTTTCATATGGAATCTCAACTTGAACAGACTCAAATGGTTTTGAGTATCGTGTCTTCATCACTTTACACGCGGCTCTGATGCCATGTACTTGTGATGTTTTGTTGCCGTCTGCGTCAGTTTTTAACTTCAACTTGCGCATTGCTA